AGCTGTTTTTTTATATGTTGAGCTAGACATTAATCCATTTGTCGTAGAAGACGCAGTACCCAATAGTCCTCCCACAACTTCTATTACACCCGGATCTTTCAATGCTTCTTTCAATGTTTTTGTCTGTATCATAATTGTAATTTTTTTGTTAATAAATCAATCATGGCAATTATAGCCTACGCATATGCCATCTTCAAAAATAATATCTCCCTTACGGAATCTACTCTCATTGGGGTCCCATACATGTTGCACACCGACTCCACCTGAATAGCCTTTTTTCCCACCTATCTTCACTCTTCCTACAAGGTCAATAGCTACATCATTAGCACCGTCATCTGTACGAACAGCAATGCCTACTTGACCGTAATTTCCTATATGTGAGCCGCCCGATGTCTTGACAAATACTGCGGGCGCTAAATCAGTCTGAAAGAGATAGCTTGGCAATCTCGTTTCAAAATATCCGGCACATCTATTGTAATATTGAGTAGCTGCAGAAAAAGCATTGCCGATACGCGCATCAATATTTTCTCCAGCATAAATAAAGCCCGAGGATGACATCGAACTGCCCTTATAACTTCCAATATCTCCACTAATACCGATACTATAAGGAGTGATTGCCATTGGGCCGATAGTTCCACCCTGAATGTGCATATCTTGAGCTTCTACCTTACCGGTCTTGGCATTTACCTTATAATTCGGAATGAAGTCATCAGCTCTGTAATCAGAACTGGGTGTTCCGTTCACAGTACCCTGCTGAGACATCTGAATATCTCCGTTAAAGATAAATGAGCCAAGCTTTGCCCACTGAGCCAGGAACACTTGTGTAGCCAGCAGCGGCCAGTTCTGGTAGGCTACCCATGAAGTCTGTTGAGGGTTCTGCTCGATGTCCTGTTGCGGAGTAAGAGAACTGTTTCCCGGTACCGGATTGCGCCACATGTAGACAATGTTATCTATCATAAGGTACTCTCCGTTTCGGTAGGTCAGCCCTGCAGACCATTCTTCTGAGCGGGGAAACGGTATCGGATTGCGACGGCTAATAAGTACCGCCAGCTCAGCCAACTTCTCATCGTATGAACCTTCGGTCTCATGGTCGTCCCGATAGGCTTCTACGAGAAGCTTGTCAGCGTTCCCGTAACGGTCGGTGGGCAGCATGTAGGACAGTTCATCCTTGACTACAGTCTGGTCGATTGTCTCAAGGATAGTATTACCGGCCATAATCTTCAGGCGAAACCATGCCGGTACCAGCGTCTGTATACTACCATCTATTTCCATCAGACGAAATACAGCAGCATCACCCTGCACGTTGTTCTCATCCACAGTAACAACAGGCAGGGAGCAGGTGAGCTGCATGTAATGTGCATTCTCACCGTCCACTACTCCATATAGATAAAAAGTCCCTGTCAGCATATCAACCAATATCAGCTGTTACATAACCGGAGATACCCATTTTGGCACGTTTGATGTCCTCATAAGATATCTGGCAGTTAGTGCCGGAGAGTGATGCGCTGTCTTTTCCGGTCAATGTGAAATCAACTCCTTCATTATCCTGGATACGGAATGTCCAAGAAGACACCAGTCCGGACGCTTCTTCACCGCTACTGCGCTTCACGGCCTTTGGGGTAATAGTAGCAGTCTGCCCTTTACGAATAGCAGTACCATCTATGCCAGTTATGTCCATGCGTACGAAATACGGATCGGAAAAGTCTGAGATTTCATCGAATCCGGAAGCAATCAGAATATCGCCCTGATATACATCACAACGCACCACCAGTTTGTTGTCGACATCTGATGCAGCAATTACCTGTGTCTGTGCGGTACCCATGGCAACATCTCCTTCAGTAGTCACCTTGAACCATTTTAATGAGAACCCGGACACATCTGAAATCTTATTGCCATCCTTGTAGATATCAGCCCGTTCAGTCAAACTTTCTCCAGCTTCAGTGATTGCAGAACCCTTGTCGTTACTGATTACCACATCGTACTGATTACCGGTCGATTCCTGAATGATGACTTCCTTGGAAAGCTCGTTGAATGGTATACTCTGTCCGTCAACTTCCACAGTTCCGGACACACTGATTCTATCGTTATCATAACCGGAAATCGGCACGAGGTTCTTCATCACGCGCAGAGCCGGAAGAGAATATGACTGGGAGCCTACTGCAGCCTGATAGTCTACCAGCTTTTTGAATACGCTCTCCAATCCTTCGTTAGTACACAGATTGTCTCCACCAAAAGTCAATTCCAGTCCATTGTACATGAACTTAATGGAGTTCGGTGTGACTACATCTCCCGTAGAAGCATCGCGAAGGATGGGAACAACTACCGAACGGCTGTTTTCAGCCATCTTTTCAAAGTCCGGCACAAAAGAATTAGTACCCGTATTGTAACGCTGCACCAGCGGAGTATTATATACACGTACATATCCGTTAATTGTGGTACCGTCGATGATTCCCACAAGGGTAAAACTACTACTCAGTTTGTCCATCTGTTACTTCCTCCTCTTTTTTATCAGTTTCTGTTTTGCTTTCATCTTCGCCTGCAGTATCTTCAGTTCCATCACCTTCCACAACTTTGTCCGGATCTTGAGAAAAGTCAGGATCTACATTCACATCTTTATCCGGGTCCTGTGAGAAACCGGGGTCTATATCCGGATTGTTCTCTTCCATCTGTTTCTTCTGCTCCTCAATGAGCTGTTTGAGTTCACGTGCTGTGGAAATAATATCCACATCTTTAAGTGTGCCCAAAATCCGTTGGTCGGACATCGGAACAATACTTCTTCCGTCCGGCATCGTTTCGTATCGTCCGGAGCGTGTTTTAAGCTGCTCTGCGTTCACCAATAAATACATAATTCACCTCCTGTTATTGATATTGAATATTAATTATCACTTTACCATCGTCAGTAGTGACCAGCGTGCCGTCTTCATTCTTCACTGCATAATAGTGGCTATACAACTGCACACTGGCATACGCGGTATAACCATATCCTTTCACAGCACCGAAATTCTTTGGAATAAATTCAATTCTACGACCTACTCCCAATTTCTGTTCCTTGCTGCCTGCCTTTGTTGATTTGCCGAACCACTCGATGTAGAAGAAATCATCCTTATCCTCTCCCACTTCCGTGTTGTTGTAGCTTATCATCGCTTCATAAGCTACCGGAGTAGACATGTCCGATTTGACGCGTGCTCCTTTAGTCTGACGAGTTTCAACACGCAAGGTGGTTGGCATGTCCACGTTGATACTTGTCACAACCTGTAATTCTTCAGAGGTAGGTGCTGACGGATATTCATCCAGGTAATACGCTGCACGTGCTCGGAAGCTGATATTTCCCTTAATCATTCGGGCATCAAAGCTGAGAGCCTTACTCCAGTGACCTCCTTCTTCCGGACCGGCCACCAACACAGCCAGTTCCTCGTCATTGAACTCACGCCATCCGCTACCATCGTTGACCTGCCACCAGTATGCCGCATTTTCATCCGGCACAGGATTCTTTCCGGAATAAAGCTGTGCGGTTACAGTGCGCATCCATCTGCCTTCCGAATCAGGCTTTTCTATCATCGGGTTAATAGTCCACGCTTTCGGGGCGTCAGTCGGCTTCACAGAGTAGTTCTGCGAATCGTAAGTAGATGTGTATACCGGAAGGCTACGCTCCACACGAACCTCAGTATTTTTACGTTTATCGGTAAAGAAGAAGATAGCAAACAACTCCATCGGGTTATCTGCCGGCACATTCTTCTTCACCTTCAGTGCATACAAGGGAAATCCCTCTACGCTACCATCACTGATTTCGTAATTCTCATTTCCAGTAATACGATTGCTACCGTCTGTCTTCGGATTACCCTCATACCATTCCACTCCGGTAAGAGCCTGTTCACCGTTCATCACTCCTTCCGGATCTGACACCGCCACATAAGGAAGAATAACCATTGGTACCAGACTTCGGTCCGGCACATACTCTTGAATGTCTCTGTTGTAGACCTGTACGTTATTTCCTGATAGAATCGTAATGTCTGCGACAAACGATAACGGGTCTACCTGTACATTTGCATTTTGAACTTGCGTTTTTATTGGCATAAAATCAAATATTAAATCCTACATAATTCTCTATCTTTTGTGTCTCACCTCCAACCGGAATAAAGATGCGGCAGATAAACATCACTGTGCGCACCTTATATCCCCATTCGGGAGGCATATCATCATTGGTCAGGCGAAGAGTGTTCAGCTGACCGTCAATGTGTGTCGGCTTCCATGAGTTATCGGAAGGAATATTACCACTGTCGCGAAGCCACTCTATCTCCAGCCCTTCAAGAGCCATCACATCGTCTGTAATATCCATTCCGGAATAGGTGATGTAAGCCGTAATATCCGTATTTACCTGTCCACGGAAAAACTGCCATCCACGCGAGGAAACGAACTCCATGCCGTAATTCTTGTCACCCTCCAGCATTTCCCATGCCGGACTGTTCCATTTTGGCTCCAACTGTGTCTTATCTATCAGACAACCCCACTTGCATCCAAGATGGTAGACCGTATGCTGCTCCAGCAGGGTATATGTACTTCCGGCGGGAGTCTGCGTTTCGTGTGTTACCCTGCGGTAAGGGGTGTTGCCCTGCGCGGTTGCAAGGCTCCACTGGCCTCGGTCTATCTTATTGGGTACGACATCACCGTTATAATCGAACTGGTAGATTCTTTCGAATATGCCGATCTGTGAAACTACACCGACATCATTGGTCGTAACAGGAATCTTTTCGAGTGCCTTAATATTCGGTAGTTTTCCAATAGTCAACGCATAGTTATAGTCTTCCAATATCGGCTTGTAAACATTGGACAGGAACATGATGCGCCCTTCTCGGCTGGAGAGCAGCCAGCTCTGCGCACGCTCGTTCACTTCTCCTTCGTCTGGCAATACAGAGTAACCACGTCGAGTGACGTTGTATCCGGCCACCGGAGGATAGTTTTTCCCTCCAGGCACTTCTGAATCAGGATAGAGCACTACCGTTAGCGTGTTGTCGTTGACGTTCTTTGTCAGACAGCGGAACCAGCTTGTGTAATAATCCGTGCCTCCAGTCAGCAGATTATTGATGATGGAATACATTATATCGTTTTCAGTAAAATTTGTCACATCATATTCTGTACGCTTCTCCATCCACAATTTGTAAGTGTCGTCTCCCAGGTCTTCCACCTTTTCGATACATCCTGCATCGCTGAAAGAGAAATCACCTGCCATCGCCTGAATCTCATTTATGATAAGCCGCATTACAACAAGTGCATCACGTACCTCCAGCCTTGAGAACTGCCCACGACCGTCGGGGAATATACCGGCACCTTTACCGGCAATCATGCTGTCGATAAACTCACCGAACTTCAATAAGAAGTTAGTGCCGTCTGACTGGTCCTTGCGGATGAACATTTTTAATGCCCGTAGTGCAGAAAACGTATTACTATCACTTGGAGCAGTTGAATCATTTACTTTGATAAGATATACTCCGCCTTTTCCAAAATATGTTTGTCCCTTGTAGGTTAAGGACTCGACATCACTTTCAATTTCACCGATGCGGGAGTAAGGCATACTTTCCCCAATTGTGTAAACTGGAGAATCCCACGGAATATCAAGATTCATTTCCCATCCCAAGACACGTGAAATGCGCCCATTTTCAAAATATGTATCATCTACGAGATTGATACGTTGACCAAATTCGAAAGTTCGTGAAATCAAATCCTCTTTAACCCATGAGCTTCTTAGGGTAGTCGGATAGGTACCGTCATCCTTTTTTACCTTATCGGCGTACTTCTGCGCCTTTCCCTTCAGTTCCTGCTCGGCTTCTGAAATATACTGGTCGGACACCAATTGGATATCAAAACCTGAAAGAATATATTCATCGTCGTTGGCAGGATACATCATATCATCCGGTAATGGTCGACCATAGTCTTCATTGCGAACAATCTCCCAAAGTTGATCTCCCCGACTTTCATCTTTCGGTTTGGGATTGAAGATTACGCCGAACTCCATTCCATTCAGCTTCCCTGACTGAAACTGAATTTTCAATTCTTCACCTTCAAGAATATAGTCTTCTTTGAACTCTAACCCAGCATCCTTGTAGCGATAGTACGTAATAGTTTCTTTTGTACCGTCCTCATTCTCTACTTCCTCGGTGCGGGTGTGTACGTCGGATAAAGTGCCAACACGTCGGGGATAGACATCATCAAACACCACCACGTCCTCAATGGCTTCTTCCTGCGACATTCCTTCGTATGCATCAATATAGGGAGTGTCGGTCGGAAGCATAAGCCTTTTCTGTACTACGCCGTTCACCACGGCTTGCTCATCGGTCGGACGGTAGTTCGTGGGGATATTCTTTGTTGAACCAAACGCATAGATACGGGTGGCATAAGTGCCCTGGCTTTCGCTGCGGGTGATAGACGACGCTTCGACACCACGCTCAATTTTAACGGCATCTCCGAACTCATTTCGCCCAAAATGAATCACGTTGTCCGTTATCCAGCAATCGCAGTTCCACTTATCCTCCCCCGCCATAGAAAACAAGGCATCCAACAAGTTCATGTTGTCATAGGTCATCGCTACGGCCTTATTCTCTACAGTATCGTCTATGCTGAAAATAAAGTCTGTTCCTCTATATGTATAGCCTAAAGCCTTGAGATTACGAAGAAACACACCAAGTTGTACATCAAGGGCAGCAGTAAGCGACCATGATGCTTCATTTCCTGCATGCTCCGGAGTGTATTTAAAGATTTTGTTCTTCCACTTCCAATAGTAGACGTTCATCTGGAGATTATAATCATAGCCTCCAGTTGAAGTGTTGTAAGTAGGCTTCTGAAGGTCAGTTATCTCATAGATTTTTGCCAGCTTTCCACCTAATGATTCATCAAGGACACCGGATAAATCTACATAATCACCAAGTTTAAATTGCACAGGCTTAGCTACCGAAAAAGGAAGAATTATATAGTCTTCCTTCATCAGAGTGAACTTTCCTTTAGCTCCCTTATTAATTGGGATTAAAAGCCTTGTTTTACCTGATATGTCTTTAATTTCTATCATATCTCCAAAGTTCATAAATAGAAAATGGAAGCCCTAAAAATCAGGACTTCCATTTGAAACAATAAGGTGAATGTTCGTTATTCACTCCTATCCATAGGATTAGGCTCTTGAAATTTACAAGAAATTTTACCAAAACAGCGGTCAGAACTCATCCCGTAAGAAATGCTTTTTCCTAGATAAATCAACTTATAGATTTCATCTCCCAATGCTGGAACTTTAATATTTACAGCACCTTTCTCTAATTCTGTCTGAAAGGCTTTTTTCTTTGATCGGTAATCGTTTTCTGAATTTCCCTCGATCGTAAACTGAAGGGTAACTTCTCGCGAGTCTACTTTTGCGTTTTCAGTAATCACGCGTTTGCCATGTTCCAGCCGGCTTTCATCCTCAATGTAGTCTTTCATCTCGTTGAATCCGTCGATAGCATCGAGAAAACCGTCCCCCATGCGAACACCCCATGTTGTCAAGGCATCTCTATCGTTAATAATTAAATCCCCACTCATATTAATACCTTTCCTGTTCCATCGTTAATAATCTCATAATTACCACTAATATTCTCTATACGGACAACTGCATAATTACTTATTTTAATACGAACATTGCCACTGTGCATGATAATTACTTTATAAGCTTTATCCGTACCTTGAAAAGTCAATTCAGCAGTACCTCCGATTATGGCCTTATCCTCGTTTACTGCTTTCACATTTTCTTCTATATGTACTCCGAATGACTCTACATTTCCTTTCATTGAGCGAAACATCTCCAGTGAAGGGTAATTAATACTTTTACAGAACTCACATCCCTGAGGAGAGAAAAAAAGCCACACAAGACTTTTCCAATCTGTAGCTTTAGATGATTGAGAACATGCCCCTAATCCTATCGCTTTATTTAAAATATCCTTTACTTCTATCATAATCTTGATGTGTTACGTTTTACTTCTTCTATATCTTTTTGTATCTGTTTAATTGGCTTAATAATCTCGCCTGTATTTTCTCTGATTTGCTGCAATTCTAGATAGGAGTTAGCTAATATAGTGCGTGTTTCATCAGCAATATTATACATACCCTGCGCCTGAGTAATTAAGCTGGAAATTGATCCGCGAAGTTCTGTAATAGCAATCGTCTGTTGTTGGGTAGCTGTTTCTATGCGAAGGTTTGACTCATATACAGCAGTAAACCTCCCACTTAATTCACCAGCATCCTCATGAGTCATTTCTGTACCGAAACCTCTACCGGAGGCAGATTGTTGCTCTTTGGAATCATCCTTCATAAGGCTATCAGCCCAACCAAATTGTTTATCCAACTCTTTCTGGAGTTCTTCAGCCATATTGTAGATATAATTTTGCTCCCATCCTGAAAGGACATTATCGGCATAGAATTCCTGAAGTTTCTGCCTTATTTTCTCCATTGATCCAGAAGCTTGAATTGCGGACTTAATAGACTCTGTAACCATCTGGCGCATTATATTTTTCACCGCGTCTTTTGCTGACTCGGCTCTATCTTCTCCGTTAGACCAAGCCTCTGCATATGCAGAAGCGAAGTCTTCTATAGCAGTTTTTACATCTTCTCCAAAAATAGCGTCTACAGCTTTTTCTTTATTTTCTTCAATCAAATTATTGATTTCTTCAATTTGCTGTTGCCATTCTTTAATACGGTCATTATCTGTCTTTTTTTTATCTTGTTCTTCCCTAATCTGTTGTTGAATGAGAACCTTTTGCTGCTCTAATAGTTTATTTTGCTGATTAATTAAATTAGAAGCATCTTTAGAATATGCCTTTTCAATGGAATTACCAAGTCTCTCATATGATTTCTCAAGAACTTCAATTTGATCTTGTAATTCTTGAATACGTTTTTCATTCTTTTTATCATGGATTTTTGCTATAGAAGAAGCAAGTGAGCTAACCAAACCTATAGCGGCACCAGCTGCTGCCCCCCAAGGGCCAAATGCAGATCCAGCTTGTGCTCCTTGCATTGCTGAATTAGCAGCATCCATAGCAACGTTAATACCATCTGCAATATCTGTAAAAGTATCATTACCAAAGGCATCACCAAGAGAAGAAAATGTATCAGAAAGGAATGATCCTACCTGCATAATATCATTCAGACCATTCTTGATTCTTGCAAGAGCTTCTTCGAGCTTCTTACTGTCATTGCCGGCATTGAACGCATCTTTTATACCATCAGCAACTTTCTTATAAGCTGGCTGGAGATCATCTGCGGCTTTTCTGTTATTTACTAGGGCATCAGAAATAGCCTTTATCTTTTCCGGATCATTACTCCAAGTCTCAAAATTATCTTTGGTAATTCCAAGTTCCTTACCTTTCTGTTCGTCCCACTGCCCGGATTTCAGAAACTCTAATGCCTTTTGCCCAGCTACATTGATATCCTCAAGGTCCTTCAGAGTTTTGTCTTTCATATCTCCGAACAACTGGGAAACAGCAGAAATTGTCTTGTTAGCTTGTTCATCTATACCGGATAAGATACGATCTCGTTGTTTGCCCAAGGTTAATTTTTCTCCTTCGGTAGTAGCCTTGTTGATCTTATCCTGATATTGCTCAATAATAGCTTGACGCTTCTGCATATAGGTGCCATACTCAGCTAAATAAGCATTCATAGCTTCCCGCTGTGCATTCAGATCTTCCTGAACTTGCCGCTTGTCTGTATTTTCTTTTAGGATGTCAAAAGAGGAACTGTTTACAGTAACAGTAGAAGAGTCAAAACTACGCTTTTTGTATTTAGGGTTTTTCTTTGCTTTCAGTTCCTCTGTTGCGTCAAAAATTTCCTTTTGTCTTTGGATTTCCTTCTGAATATACTCTTCTTTAGCGTGGTCAATGGCCTGCATTTCTTTCTTGTTATTCAGTTCACGTTGAGCAAGGATTTTATCCCCACCGTCAGCCATTGCGTCTATACGGGCTTGCTCAATCTGATTTTCTAAGTCTACAGCTTCTTTTGCACGTTCTAATGCCTGTTTACGTTCCAAGTCTGAAAGTTTCCCTCCGGCTAATGTTGTTGCGTTTTCTCTTGACACATCCTTGTTCCTGACGCCGGTAAGTGTCTCAAGCGTTTTCTCTGCACTTTGTAGTTCTTTTTCTTTTGCGGATATAATGGATTCTACAGTCTTACCTTCTTCTGCCTGCAATTTCCCGCTACGAAGGTCGGCAATCTCTTGTTTAAGTGTGTTGATACGTTTGGTGGCATTCTCTACTTCTTTGGATATGGAAGACTGTGGAGATTCTTTATTATCAGATAAAGACGATTTCTCAATTTCTTTTTCCAGTTCAGTGATGGCAGAAACCGTTTCGCCTAATTCCTTGTTTACGGAATCCAGTTCTTTCTTGGCCTTATTCGCACTATCTTTGAGTTGATTGTTTATGGCACTATTTTGAGAGAATACTGCCACACCTGTATTTACCCCTCTGTTCTGCAATGCGCTTCCAGTCATTGTTACGGATGAATTATACAAAGATTTGGCCTCATTGTAGTTTGCTATGGCTTCTTTCTGTCTTTTTTCTTGAGTCCGCTTCTTTTCATACAGCTCTGTCAATTCTTTCTCTGCTGCCTTCATCCGTATCTGCTTTTCCAGTTGCGTCAGATAGGATTTAATGGCCTCGGTGTTGTTGTTTATTAATTTACCCTCTTCGTCAAGGCTTGCATTATAAGAAGGAATGATGGCCTGCAAATCAGACAAGGCTTTCTTCTTCTGGTCAAGGGACGAAGTTTCACTTTTCAATACGCCGGATAATCTGTCAACCGTTGCTGCCTGCTTGGAAAATTCTTCATCGGCCTTCTTGTTTACCGAATTAAGTGCTTCCTGGGCAGCTGTGGCTTCATTGGCTCTCTTGGTGAACATATAAACTGCCGTACCTATTCCAACAAGAGCTGCCAACAGAGAGACATACACATTGGATTTCGAGGCCAAATTGAAAGTCTGTTGTGCAGCAGTAGCCAGTCCCAACTCCTTCCTGTACATTCCAATCAGACGGATACTTTCAACGAATCCAACTGCCTTCTGTGCTACGGCGGTCGTTATCAAAGCAGCTTTATAAGTTCCATAGGCCGCTATCAATCCTCCGATTACAGACAATACATCATCAAGACTTTCTACCAAATCTTCTGCAGTACCGATACCGAATTCGAAAACTTCCTTGTACTTGTTCCCGAACTCATTCATTTTCTGAAAGAGGGTATCTTCAATGTTAGACAATCTCTGTGGCCATGTTCCGGCGGAACTTTCCATAAGGTTTGCAAACTCTCCTCCCTCAGATGTCATGTTCTTGAAAGCCTGTTCGACCTCCTTAAATCCGACCTTACCTTCCTTCACAAGTTCACCTACCTGGTCTTTTGAGACGCCTAAAACCTTGGCTAGTTCTTCGAAGATTGGAATACCTCGGCCAGCGAACTGACGGATGTCTACGGTCATGGCACGTCCCTGGGTACGCAGTGTTCCATAGAGATAAATAAGCTGACCGATAGGTATCTGCAATCCAGAAGCCACATCTCCAAGCATGGAAAGTTCTTTCACGACATTATCGGCAGAAGAACCGTATGCCAGAAGCTGTTTCGCCCCAGTAGCCACATCATCGAGATTAAACGGTGTCTTTGCAGCAAACTGGACGATCTCCGCTATAAGCTGGTCCGCCTTTGACTTGTCCTGAAGGATGGTCGAAAGGGCAACCTGTAGCTGTTGCATCTTTCCAGTTGCTTCAATCACATCGGAGCCGAATCTCTTTATCGCCACCAGTCCACCGATTTCAGCGGCTGTACGCTTTAAAGAATCCGTCAAGGATTTTACTATCTCATCAGCGTTGTTTGTTCCACTGGCAAACTCCTTGTACTCTCTTGTGAGTTTCCTTACTTCAAGCCTATTTCTGACCTGCTGGTCCTGTAATTCACCAAGGGAATATCTCTGCTCGTTCAAGGCTGCTTTAGCTGCATTCAATTCAGCTAATTTAGCTTTTGAATTAGGAGAATACTTACCCATCTTTGAATATTCATCAGACAGCCTTCTGACATCATCCTGCGTATCACGGATGATTTTCCTTTGTTTGATAATTTCCTCCGTCAGCTCATCGGATGCCTTTGACGCGGAATTAAGCTTTTTCTTCAAATCATTCTCCATCACAGCCCCTGCCTTAGCCGCCTCAGTTACCAGTCCCATCATCTGCTGACGGGTGGATGCCAGTTGAGTCTCCAATGCCTTGGCTGCTGCAGGGGATTTGTTTACGTCCATCTTCTTTAACTGGGCTTCCAGCTTTTCACATTCCTTCCTCAGACGGATAACCTCATCATAATCTGAACTGACTTTAAAGTATAGTGTAGCCATATCTATTTCTTGTTTCTTCTTCTGCGCGAAGCCATGTCCTTACCCTTCACCTTTGTAACCTTGGTCCCGGTAACGGTATGGAGCTTGTCACGCTGCATTAATACTAAATTCCTGTATGGTATCTCATAGACCACTTCCCGGTAGGACAGATGTAGATTTTCCATGAACGATGCAATCTGCCCCAATAGAGTGTCATTTCCTACAACCTCGGTTTCGCTGCCAGCAGGCTTACGTTCTTCGCCAAGCTGACAGCTTTGAGAAAAACCTTGGAATCAATCATGGAAAGGGTTTCATCCAGAGCGTCCACATTTTCTTCGTATGTTCCTTTAGCCAGTTCTGCACTCAGACTTTCGTTTCCTGCAATCAGCCAAGAGAGCGCCTTGCTATAAGCGTCTGATTCTCCGAGGGACAATAATACTTCCTTCAAATTGTCGGCTTCATGCACGCCGGCCAAATGGGATATGGCGCCGGCTAATTTATGGATTGTTGGCGGATAGATCGTATACGCTTTTCCGCTGACAAAAACTGTACGGAAGTCACTGCCAATAATAGATTCTGATATAATTTTTGCTCCTTGATTCATAACTAAACGAAAAAGGGTGAAGCCGAAGCCCCACCCATTAAACATCCTGAAAACTAACCGCCACTTTCTTGAGCGAGAGTTATTTTCTTCTCAACGGTCTTGAAAGCATCAGACAGGGAGGTAGGTATACTTCCTGACTGTGTGGTATAGCCTGCCTTTGATACTTCATAGGAAACGGATATCCCAGATTTCACCCTCTTGGTCTTGACCGTTTGCCCGTCCAGCTTTACTGTTGCATCTGAAGGCGTTGCTACGACCTTTACATCAGTTCATGCATTTTTAACTTCTTCGGAATCGAACCAATACTCCGGCGCAACTGCCGAATTTTTCGGCTCTAACTCCACAGCACTGACGGGAAGACCGATAGCCTTATCGGTAGTTGCTTCTCGGGCACCGATGTCGGCACGAGGAATGACGCAATACTGATCATCATCGGTCATGGCAACAATCAGTTTTTCAATATTCACCTTACCACGCGCACGTTTCCATCCTTTGTCAGTATTGATAACATCACCACCCATGAGGTCTTTCTTAGTTGGGTAATCGTATTCTCCAATGGTGAAATTGACAGTTACATCACCCATTTCCTTTTCGCTTCGATAGGTCTGTCCCGTGAGCTGGTTTTTATAATTAGTCCGGCTTGCTTCCGCTTCTTCGAGCGTCCAGGTATCCTGGTGAATATTCTTGACTTCTTTCAAGGTCTCCCCCTGCAAAAGAGTATACAAAGCCTGTCCGGTCAAATCTTCTGCAATAGCACTTGTTTCACCATACCAAAGTTTCTTGATATTTACAGCTGTTATTTTCTTTGCTTCTGCCATATCATTTCACATTTAAAACTTCAAACAAAATTCTTACATTCACATAATGACACTTCAAGGATGTGTCCTCCTCTATTCCGATTGACTCGATAGAATAATGATAGGTGGTACCATCATAGCGTCCGGTTATGCCGTCGAATAGCTCTTGCGACTGTTTCTCCAGTTCGTTCAGCCGGATGGTATTGGCTTCGCCTTCTTTCAAGTCAGGAACACAAAGGTTTACCTCTACGAAAGATTTCTTCCAATATGTGCCCGGCTGCTGCTTCTTGGAGTGGATTACAATCCTTTCAGACTTCATCGCACCCGTCAGCTTCCTCCCGTGAGGAACAATGTCAATACCAAAAGGCTGGCAGTCACGGTACAGTATGTTCGCTATGTCGGTAGTTACTATCATTTGATTTCCTCTTTTAATCGTTTCTCAGCATATAGGGCTGCACCAGTCAAGACTTCGTAACCTTTAGATTCCACGAAAGAAGCGTACTCGGCTTCATTCCTTAACTCTAGTCCATCATCCTGAACTGAGTATTTGTTTGACTTACGGAGTGTTCCGGTCCGGTTCTGATAACTGCCGTTCTTAACAGCATAATCGACAGCTTCTTTGCCAACTTTTTCTTCAACAGCTTTCACTTCCGCATCGCCTTGATTGAAAAAGCTATCCACATCCGAAAAATCAAACTCTACTTTGCTCATAATTTCAGCCCGTCTGCCGTTGGTTCAATCTTATCGCCAGTTGAAGGGTCTTTGCTTGATGGATAAGGATTTGCTTCGTTGAGCCGTTTCAAGTCCATACCTAACCACATGACACCTTCCTGCAATTTTGTAATTGCAAGGCTTCTTTCTCTACTTGGTGGAAGATTCTTAATATCTTGAATCTTCTCATCAATTTCTTTTCTCAGTTGCTTATTAGCAACAACTTCTTCTGTTCTTGTCATATCCATATCTCTGAATAACCAAAATAGTTAGTATTTTTTGCCATATAAACCTTGCCTGCTCCTCTGATATTATCACCGTCCATACATCTTACTTCATCGCCAGCCTTCAGAAAGATTTTCTTCTCACAAACTACATGGTAATTCGGTCGGTATACCTCGCCGTTAACAGAAGTAAACTCTTTAGTTGAGTTATCATCACACCTGCATTTACACACGTCCTGCCAGCTTTCGCCACCAGTGCCGGGAATAGGTCTACCGAACTCGTCCGTTTCCATCGGAGTAACGACCTTTACTTGTAATGTATGGGGAGCGTATATCATAGGAATCTGACTTTAGGTTTATCTGACAGCGTGTCTTCAAGTCCGTACTTCTTACACAAGAAAGAATAATATTCCTTTACACCTTGAATATTCCAAGACATAGAGAAACCATTCTCACTGATGGAAGTGGCACGGAGTAATAGAGAGGGGATGAACTTAGCCATAGCTACTGAAACAAGTCCGATGTTTGACGGGGCCAACTCATCCTCTCCGCTTATCCCTGAAGACAGACTTATCTCCAAAAGGTCAGCCTCCGGCAAATTAATGCCGAAAGACTGAAACTTCTGTGATATGTAGTCGTTTACTGTCATGCGTTCATGGTTGACAAATCGAAATTCACAATCAGGTTAGGGTTCGTAATCTGCGGAATCCACTCAGCGGTGTATTCAAGATAACGACCGTTACCATCCTTATAGCCAGAAATCAGCATTTCACCGTCTGCCTGAGTGTAATTACGTCCTGGCACACCGTCTACAGCTTCGTACGGAGTATGGAAACGCATATAACCAATCTTATCTCGTGGAAGCAATGTGATACGGTCGTCTGCGTAAATCTGTACGTTCTTACCGGTTTGGTCAAGAACATAATCTTCCTTGATTTCGATGGCTGGAAGTCCGATACCAGTAAAAATGGAAGAAGCCAGCTGGGATGTAATCAACCCGGTAGAGAGGTACATCTCGTTACCAGTTAGCTGCATCTTGAACTTGTCACCAAATTCCTCAGATCCGATAATGTTCTTCACGAAGGTTCCTCTAGACATGATCATTTTCGGGAATGTTCCATAAATGGACTTCAGTTCGTTTACCTTCTGTTGTAGGTATGTGATGAATTTCGTTTTAGCTTCAGTTTCGGGAGTAATAAACTTGAACGGTAACTTGATTTCCAACAGGTTAATTCCTCCTGCATTGTCATCCTTGTTCTTAACTGTTGCTTCTCCGGTCATCAGCATAGAACCGAGAACCATATCCATACGCTTGTGGGGAGCCAAAAGCACCTGACGGTAGTCATCATAGATGAAGTTTACAATGTCCTGCATGGCTGCAATCTGGTCAGCAGGTTTTGCTGCATTGTATTTGTCAATCAAGTCTTGAAGTTCAGACAGACGATCGACGGAAATCTGGTAACGATCGCCCAAGTAAGCAATTTCTCCATATCCTGAACCTATATTCCGACGTTCACGGATAGGCTTCTCACCGTAGCGCGAATTGATAGAACCGGCCATCACGCCCGTAACCTGACCGATGTAGTCCTTGAACACACGGGTAGTCGTTCTTCGGAAGTCTAGATACTGCTGCCAGTAGATAGTATCCTTACGTGTCTGAAGGACGCGCTGAATAACAGCGTTAACGATGTTGGGGTCGTTAAACAGAGTATAAATAGTTAGCATCATATATTAATCCTCCTTTCTTTATTTGCTTGCGATAATACCAGCTGCTCTTAATGATGCGAGAAGAGCGTTGATTTTATCTTTTTCATCACCACCTGCTGCATCATCTACTTTTGTACCTTGCTTTACCAATCCTAAAGTGCTTGAGTTAGCTGCCTGATAGGTAGTGTTATTATCAGTCCAAGGAACTTCAACATAAGCTTTACCACCTTCCAATGCTACTGGATATTTCTTTCCGCTTTGAGAAAATCCTAATTGAATACCTCCCATTACAGAATCAGACGCTTCTGGCAGTTCATACGAAACACCAGCCGGTGATTGCACACCAGCAGCGTTGAACTGGAAATGCGGCATATTAGCTTTATCAATGTCAGAGAAAGGCATAACCAACTTTGTTGGCTCGATTTCAAAAGCTCGCATCAAAAGGGCAACTAATACGATGCCTTCTTCAACTTGTACTCTTTCGTACAAGGCTGAGTTGGCAATAACCTTCGGGGTAGTACCATCTACAGCTGTCGCTTCATAGAGTACAGTACCGACTTCCAATGTTTCACCAAAGTCGGCGGCCAGCGTCAACTTATCGAAAGCTTTGTTTGATTTGTCAATACTGTTGATGGTTGCTCCATGAGAACCATTACCCAGGTGCATACCCACATAAGCCAAAGAGTTTTTCTTGATTTTCAATGTGGTATTGGATCCGGTAGTAAATTTCTCATAGACTTCTACACGGATAGCCACCTGAGCGGTTTTCTTTACAAGGTCGGCGGCAATCGGTGTAAAAGATGGAAGGAACGAACCAACAACTAGGTTGGTCGTGTCCAACTTGTAAGGGCCTCTGCGTCTTACTCCGGTAGAAACGTCATAGCGTTCCTCGATGGACGGTTCAGGCTCAATGTTGTACTTAAATCCTGCTGACATAAATTACTTGTTTTGTTGTTCGACAATAGATTTTGTATCCGCCTCAATCATTTTGGCGAACTCGCTAGCTTCCTTCTCCTGCTTCTGCTCGGCAGTTTCTGGAGCCTTAGCGAACTGGAAACCGCTGTTAGACATATCCTGCTTCATGTCCTTGAAATAGGTATCCAAGTCCGTGTTCTCAGGAATGTTGCGGTCTTTCAGCATAAATTCGGGAATACCGTACTTCTTAGCCACTGCCAAAATCTGTGAATTGCGCTGCGCCTGCACTTCTTGTTCCTCCATTTTTGCCAGTTTGTCAGCAAACGGCTTGATACCGGCGGCGATGCCATCGGCAATCATCTTTGCGATGTCCGTTTCCTGCGGCTTTGGAGGATCGTTTAGTTTCGGGGGTTCTAGTTTCGGATTCTCGATTGGTTTCCCGTCTTTCAGTCCATGCTTCTTCTCGTAGTTAGAAACAGCGGAAGTCTGCGCCTGTCCTGCACGGAAATCACCATAGTTTTGAATTACGTCCTGAAATGAGATACCCTCGACGATGGAGGTCACCTTCGTTTCATCCGTGACACCCTCTGCCTTCTTTGTGGCGATACGGGTAAGTGTGGCAGTGTCCACCCCAGGAAATTTCTGTTGCAGTCCTGCCAAGATTAGTTCAAAGATTGTCATACCGTATGAGTTTGATTAATAATTTCATACGGTAAATTTACTTATAGAGAAAAGGAAGGGGAAATTTTAAGGCTAACGATACGAAACAATTAAGAGAATGTTCGTTTTTAGGCAAAAAGAAAGCGTGACTCCCGAAGTAATCACGCTGAAAAAAATCATTGATTATTCTTATTTCTCTTTTTCTTCTCTTTTTTCAAAAGTTTATATAGATGTGGATGGACATATATAACTGAATAATTTCCTATTTGTTCTTGATCAATACAAGAACCTTTATGTAAGGGGGTATTAATGAAATAATCGTCAAAGTTAAAATCATTTTTTATTAAGCATTGTTTCGCTTTATCATTTATCAACAAATGGTATTTAGTATTAGGAATAATGGGTAACTCAATTAATTGCAACGCATTTGCTTTTGCCTTTTCGGGCATTACATAAAACAATTCGTCGATTATACGTTTTTCTATTGCATTATAGTAACACTCTTCTTTATATCGTTTTAACTGTCTAAATATTAATTTAAACAAATAGTCAAATATACAGACAAGCAAGACAAATCCAGCAAATATGAAAATAAGATCCAAAATATTATTTACTCCCAAAAAGAAGTAAACCAATCCAGTGAGAAATACTGCAATAATGGAATTTAATCCATACTTTTCTAAAAACGCCTTAAATAAAGAAGCGAAATCTACCATAATCACAACAAATTTATAGCTGCCAGTTCCTCTGTCAGCGCATTAATACCTTTCTGAATCTTCTCCAATTGTTGCTTACGTGGTTTGTGTACTCCAGCCGCATAATGCCACAACTGGCGCTCATAGATTCCGGTAATCCGGCTTAAAGCAGCTTTGGTAAAGATACTGCTGTAATAATTGATGAAGGTGGCAGCATCTATCTTGAACTTCAAGGTGAACTCTCCCTGCAATACTTCCACTGGAACGATGTTCATATCCTTGCATGACTCCAGGTAAAGTTCAACAGCTTCCTTCATGTTCTTCTCGATTACCTTCACATCGTTACCAACAGTCATTACCGGAGCACCTTCAATGTAAGCACTAAGATTATCTCCAGCATTTTCAACTATTACTTCAACAGCTCTCATATCAAATCAAACACCTAACACTATATTAGCATCGATATTCAGCTTTTGACTAATTTCACGCGCAACCTTCAATGTTGGCTCACATTTACCAGAAATATAATCACTCAAACGTGAAGGGCTAACACCAATCAATTTAGCCAGTGCTTTTTGGTTAAGCCCCATTTCATACATACGGAGTTTGAGAACATCAACAAGTGTTGGTTCTCCCAATGCAAAATGTTCTTCTGAATAGTCAGCTACAAGGTTAGAAAGTAATTCTAACTCTATGCTATTAGGATCATCAAGAGGGGTTTCATCTGTAACCAGTGGAAGTAATTCCTCAACCCTTTTTACAGCCCAGTCGTATTGAGCTTTTGTTTCTATCTTTGTCATAGCTCTTTGGTAATCGGTAACCGCCGATTCGGTTTAATTATAAAACTGAACAATCAGCTATTCTATCATATTCAGCATGAGTGCCAATAAAACGAATATAAACAAACTTTATAGTGAATTTTATCACTACAATCAGCCTGTAATTATTTCCTTTAATATTGAATACATAATGTTGGTTACCCACATTATCAACACTATTGAAAGTCTTTTTTACGTCTGCAAAGCAAGTCCATTCGCTTTTCTTGACTATGGTTGTCCATTCTTGTAAAGCTACCTTTGCGTCAGGATGCGTTTCTGCATATTCCTTTATAGCTTGTTCTGTAAATATTCTCATTAGGTTCACTCAATTGTCATATTGCAAAAGTAATAATAAAATTCTATTTTTCAAAATTATATTCTATTATTTGTAATTGTGCAAAAAAATAGCGATACCATGAGATATCGCTATATAATTAGTCAATATTTTAGATTTTTATCAGTTAGTTTTGTATAAACCCCGTAATTCTTCTGACTAAATTGTTCTATTTTTCAGATTTCAACGTGTTTCCTTTCATAGAAGAAAGTTGTTTCTGTTTCTCAATATCGTTCTTCTGCTTCTCTGCCTGCTCTTCCTTGATGGCTTCAATCTCATCTAGAACAGAATCCACGTTCCCCACAAAGGTGATAGCCCGCTGTTGCGACCAGATTTCACCATCCTTAGCCTTGATAGCGGTGTCTATCTTGCCTTTGATGTCTTCCAGCCTGTAGGGTTGCATTTGAACATCCACATCAATAGTTTCGGAAGCTGATTCAAGGGTAGAGTTCACGGAACCCAAGGCAGAAACGAGAAAATTCACACGACGCTGCATGAACTCTCCGACGGTTTCGTTCAGATTTTCCACATTCAGGTGGGTGGACATGAACACATAGTCGAAAGTCACACCGGAAACCGCGTTACCGGTTCCCTTCAGGGAGTCAAAAGATATTCGTGGCGTATTGGTCAGTCCGTATATCTGACTTAGCAGTGTCTCCACCTCGAACTTCACCGTATCAGGCACCTGAGACCAGGTAAGATACTGGGCGTTTGCCCCCTGTCCGGTCAGTTCGACTACACGATTCTTGAACTCACCGGAGAAGTTCTGTACATCACCGAACAGCATGAGGATAGGGAAAAAGTGATAGTCGATACAATCTGCATAGTTTGAAAGAAGTTTCTCCAACCTTACACGAAGACTCTTAATCTTCTCGCAGTACGCTTCTGGTCGCCACATATAGATTACTGGCATCTTCTTGAATCCATGAGCAAATGAGCCTTTGTCAGTCCAGTTGCTTGTCAGTTCCCACTGATAAACCATATCCTTGGTAATGGTCATGAAACAGGTAATCTCTACATCGTTCAGGTCTTTTTTCTTGTATTCACGGGATAAGGCCACCAAATCCCCCTGGTCGTTGAAAAATGGGTAGAGCTTGTCACCACGGAAAGGAGACCAGATGGCACTCTTCAGACGGTACTCAGGACGTGACTTCCCGAAAATTCCTGCAACCTTGCGTTTCAGCTTGGCCCAGAAACCATCATCCCTAACCACATACCAATATTCGGCCACTTCCTGCTCGGCCAGCCATGCTCGGACTACCTTTTTGTTCTGGTATTTCAATTTGTTCTTCTTGAACACCTGTTTCAACGCAGAAAGGAGGCTTTCTTCCGACTGATCTGGCTGGCAGTCAAGAACCGGTTCTGTTCCAACGGTGAACGCGGTCTGAAGGTTTACGATGTCCTGCTCGATTGGAAGGGCAATTCTATTCGGATCAACTTCCTTCTTTACCGCCGGTTCCACATATTCTTTCCCGGTTGTCGGGTCTGTAATTCGTTTCTCAGGCTGGGTAGTGATTTTGATTTTCGGATATTTTTCCTCATCAATCACTATTTCATGCTTGTTGGGATTCCAGTCGTTATAAAGGGCGTGAGCGTTTGGTTGCTCGGTCTTTCGCCCTTTCTTCAGATAGTAGATTTTTCTCTCTACTTCCGGCATAGCTAAAATTTCTTCTAAAGTCATATTTCAAAGTTTAATGTCCAAATACTCCTGAAATGTCTTTGGGCTTCATAATCCTGCCGAGCAGTTCTCCTAGCACATAATACCGCGCAGCATCTATGCCATGATTATCATGGTCTTCAGGTTCGTTGATATAGTTTCCGTCCTTATCCTTTGCCCATACATAATTTCGGAACTCTCGCTGAAGGTTGTAAGAATGTTTAGTAATGAAAATTTCCATTCCCTGCATCTTGTCTATACCGGCATTGACAGAGCCTTGACCTTTTTCAACTGAATAGATCTTAATACCTCCGTTATGAATTTCCTGAATGAGTCGCGGGTCCGCACTGTCAGCAATCACTTTCAAATTCCAGGGTCGCAAAGCTTTTATGATATCACCAGAAAGCAATCCAGTACGATAATCCACTTCATCCAGATACAGCGCATTATCGATGATGCCGCATCGGATGGAAGCCGACGGATCATTGGTGTAACCAAAGTCTTGCCCGATAGCCACCTTCTTACACCACATCGGGAACTCGTCAACAATACCCCATTTCTTGAACACGGCACCTTCGGCCACGTCTGCCCAACGACCAATAACCACATGGGCGTACTTCTCCGGATTCTTCTCCTTCATCTCCTTGACTTCTCTCAGGAACTCTGGAGAAAGATTCTCGATATTGTCTAAGTAGGTTGTATGGATATGAAGAACATTCGGATGGGTAGAAACTTGTACCTGCACCCCGTCAATCTCCACCAGCCGGTGAGTGTTCTCAATATATTTCTTGTAGATGAAATGGTTCGAATCGCAGGGATTCATAATGATAATTATCCGGTTCTGGATTCCCTTCTTACGAATGGAGAGCATAATCTTGTCGAACTCTTCCTCACTGGTCCATTCCTCGGCTTCATCACAGACAAATGTCGTGATACCCTGAATGGATTTCAGCTTGGCCGTCTGGTTACCGGAAGACGTCTTGATACCACGGAACATGATACGGCTGCCGGTCATCCGGTTTACAATATCGGTTTTGGTTGTTTTGAAATACTTCGTTGTTCCGTCCAAATCTATCTTTTCCATCATTTCCGGAATGATAGACATCCCGGCTGATACCATCGTGTAACGAGTATAAAGAATCTGGTGGGCAATCTTCTCTACGGGGGTCATTTCAAATGTGAGCCGTTCAATGAAGGTAGAAGCGTTGAAACTCTTTCCCGATCCACGGCCACCGGTGATGAGAATAATGAATTTCTCATTGTCGGTGTATAACGGATGATATATTTCTTGAGGAACAATCATTTCAGATTATCTTTAATCCATGAATCAATACTGATACCATGATCAATGTCCTTTGGAATATCAGCGTCTTCATCCTGGCGACGTTCAACCTTTCTCCACTCCTCATCATGGTGGTACAGCCAGACTGACATGGCCTGAAGGTTTGGAGCCAGTTCGCTTTCACTTACCTGAAGTTCTTCTTCGCCAGTCAGATTTCCTTCTTGGTCTTTCAGCTTCCTCACTACTGTACTTTTGGTTTTAATACCTCCCAAAGCCATAGCAAGGAACTTTGCACGCACTGCTGCAGTTACGGTCGCACGCCCACGCGCTAATACTTCACTTAATTCGGAGTGCTCACTCTTCTTCTCACAGAATGTTTGGGGGCATAAGCCCAGCGCAAAGGCGATTTCCTTGTCTGTGAACCCCTTCTTGGCATACGTTTCCACCTGAGAGAGAAAATCCTCACTCTTATAGTCAAATTTGGGCTTTCTTCCCGTATGTTTACTTTTTTGAGATTCACTTTTCATTTTTATTCAATCCTTTCTACTTGTTCATCAAATATTTCCCCCTTTATAAACTTGGAATATGGGTCATAACCGAATCTTTCACAGAAAGCAGACTTGGCTTCAAATGTGTCAAAGGAAAGCATTAGATAAGCATCCATATCCTGAGTTTGCTTTTGAGCTGCATCCTTTACCTGTTGCTTGACTTCCTTCATGTGGGCTACTTTCTCGGCTCTTTCCATCTGTCTGGCTGCTTTCTCTGCTTCCTTCTGTTCTGCTGCCGGAGCCATCATATCCTCCAAAGCATCCGCAATAGAGCTTTCTTCTTCGGTTTGAAGAAGGAAATCACAACCAATCATATTCAAATCAGCAGCTGTCAGTCCGGCATCCTGATAATCAATATCCGGCACCAAGCGTGCCAAAGCATCATAGTCCCATGAACCCTGTGCGTTAGGGTTGTTCATCAGGATATTCAATTCCTTTTCCTGCTGTTCATCCACATCAATGACATCTACACGGATTCGGTAGTCATTATCAGGGAATTTCTGTAATTCATCCATTACACTCAACCGCTGGTGTCCGCTTACTACGGTCAGCCCGGTACGTTTATTTACCACGATTCCACCGACCAAACCGAATTTCTTAATTCCTCGCTTCAGTGTCTTTCGGGATTCTTCTGAAAGTTTACGGGGATTATAGTCTGCAAAGTGAATGGCAGAACGGTTAAGTTCTACCGATTCACTCTTTATGTACTTGCTCAGTTCCATATCTACTGTTTATTTTTATACTCCCAAAGGATTCTTTCAGCCATAGGGAACACTTTATAAATTCTCTGTAAATCCAATGGGTAATTCTTCTCCAGCCACAACATACAATCCAAATTGAAGCCTACGCCCGAACTGGCTTTTAGTGAATATCTCACAGGTTCTGGTAGTCCGTTCTGCTTCATATAGGCCAAAATATCCTTTTGAGTCCAGTCTGCCAAAGGATAGCACATACCTTTGTTCTCGTACCCGTTGGCTTCATAACCTTTCAGCATCAGGCGGCGGTTCATGCCGTCGGCCTTCTTCATACCCAAGAAAGTGTAATACAGTCCGTATTTGAGCTGCATGGCTTTCACCACATCAGCAAGTTTCAAAAGCTTTACTTTGGGGTTGGGGACACAATATAAACCACCACGAAGAATGTACGTAAGATTCCAGTGTGGTACCTGTATGAACTCTATTTTCGGATATTTTGCTTTTACCCAACCTATCCATCTTTCGATATGCTCTAAACCTTTGACAAAGTACATGAATACACAGACTATTCTGTCAAACTTCGGATAAATCATGTCAAGTAAGACCAATGAATCTTTACCCAAAGACAAAAAAAGTATTGCGCTATCAGATTTATCTCTAATAGCGTCAATACTCTTATATGTCCTTTCTTGCAGTGTCATATTATCCGCCACTCATGCCAAGTCCTACACGGACATTATAATACTGCTGTCTGCGGTTGATAAAACGACCGCCCTGTGATGTCCTGCCGGTAGAAGGGTCTGTCAAACCTCTACGACCACCACGATAACCACCTGTTGAAAATGTGCTTCTGTTAGTTCTGACTCAACAAAAAATTAAAAGTTAGACATTCTTATCAATCACTTTGCCCAAATCGTAAACGACCTGTGCAGCCAAATATATTTCACCTTGATAGGTGTATTCTATCAAATTATGATTCTCATCTTCAAACAATTCTATCTTTGCGTCTTTGACTTCTACCAGTGCGCTGGCTCTGTCCTTATTGTAACCTACAAAGAACTGAATAGCATCGTAATGCTTAGGTTGTAAAACACCGTCTTTCTCTACACAAAAGCCGTCAGCGTCAAGTTGGCAGTATTTCTTCTGTGTGGTAGGCCTGATTTCTCTGAACTCTTGTGTTTTTTTGCCTGATAATATTTCGTCAAAGAATTTCTGTTTGATGATAAGTGTAAGTATTTCCATAATCGTGTAAAGTTTAAAAGTTAGTTGCGGGGACGTGAATCGAACACGCGACCTCTACCAAGTCAAAGTAGCAAGCTACCACTGCTCCACCCCGCGATAGTACCTTTATCACAAAGATACCTAATTATAAAGACAAATTTAGATAACAATTCAGTACATACGAAACAATATGCTAATTGTTTGCTAACAAATCTGGGTTGTGTTCATTTATGATACTTTCAACTATCACTTTTGCTTGTTCTATACCGTCTTTATAGCCTCTAGCATAATCTGTTTTTGTAGAAAGGTAACTGGTATTATTACCCAGCCACTTAATAATCTCTTGTAGAATTTCTTTCTCTTTCATAGCTTTAATAACCTCTTTGTTGTTTCAATATCAATAAAATTAGTCCAGCCTGCATCGTAAAGCTTTTCAGCTGCTTCTGAAAGAGTTATTTTACCGCTTTCTACTTTCTCTCTCAGACTATCTAAAATATTCTTTATCATAACCATCTTAAATTAGAATAATACACACCATTCAATTTTGTATAATCACCATATAACTTTACTTTACCTTTGTACATCATTGCAAACCTAGAACCACCTACTGCAGCCATCATCATAGCTTCTGTCACCTTAGAATCATAACCATATTGCTTTATAAGGGGGTAAACTTGACTTCTAAAGAAGATTTCACTATCAGTCATATCATTTACCGATTTTATAGGCAAAACGCCGTTGTGGGCAAAATAAACACCATTTTCGACAAACGGGTGACAGTTCTTTCTACACTTAGAACCATGTGTTGCCCACCTCATGTGAATGATACATTCCTCATCGGTCCCAACATTTGAAAGATGAACCAAGAACTTCTGATAATCCATTGTTTTGTACCTATGCTTTGAAGAAACGAAGCCATAACCATGATGATTGATTCTCTGAACTTTATTTAAGGTGTCCAGAGTTGGCATCTGAACACCTTTAGGCTTATATATAATGCAACACATAATTATCTGATTTTAATCGTGTGAGGTTCATGCAAGAACCTCAGCACGTGATTTAAAGAATGATTTTTCTTTCTTTGTCAAGAAAGGTATCTCGTCAATTGAATTAATCTCTGAACTCAGCACGTTCTTCTTTGACCACGCAACCAGCTTTGCACAGAAGTTAACCCAGTTAGAAATCTTTTCGAAGTCAGTAGACCCCTGATGCTGTCTAAATTCTATTGTCTGATGTCGAGCGTAAGAACAAGCATTCACTTTATAGTATCTATTACCATTCATGACGCTAAAAACATCATGCTTTGTCATACATAAGTCAAAGTTCTTGCCTTGAAGGGTTCTACACCACTGGCTGTTGTTGGCTCGTCTTGATCGTGCCATGAAGGTATCAATCACTCTCTCTAACTTCTGATAGTTTTCGAATACATTAATGTAGGCTTCATCAGAAAGAGTTGCAGCCCCGATATGCACATGTAAGCCTGTAGAGATATTCACTTGTGCATTTGCTTCATTTAAAGCTTTGCAGCATGTTTCTAGGCTTTTCATACCCCTTTTACCAGTAAGAACCGGTGAAACACATTCGATAGGGTTTTCACCTCTGATAGAAGAATCAGATACGAACTTGTAATAGTGGTTGTTGTCAACGTGATTATAACCCTCATATTGAAAAGGCATTTCGTTTCTTGTTGCACTTTCTCTCATAAGGCTTGCAGCTACCAGGCATTCAATCTCAACCCCAAAAGTGAACTTGTGTATTTCTCTGATTGTCTTAGGCAATTCAGACATAAGCAACTCAACTTCATACTTTCTCAAACCCAACTTGACGAAAGCTGCTTTCTTTGCAGCCTTAGAACCTTTCATGCTCTTAATCTCTTCTACTTGTTCTTTTAATGTCTTCATAATCGTGTGTATTGAAAATTGATAATCGTGTGTAATTGCAGGGCTTTCGCCCTGCTGCTATTTATAAGGTCGTTTCTACTACCTTATGAAACTTTCTAATATCGTATGCACCTGTACCGCAGCCCATGTTTGAAGCTGATGTTACAGCAAACTCGAGTGCTGTCATAACGTCTAAACTTGCATCTATAGCTTCATTCTTAGCTTTCTCATACTCTCGTGCATTAACTGTTGTTTCTTGAACCTTCTCAGCTTCTTGAATTCTTTTAAGAGCTTTGTTGATAACTCTGATTTGTTCTTTAATCTCTTTGATGTAATCACTACTAATAGTCTTCATAATCGTATGTATTTAAATTGTTATTACTTCTTGTTTGATGATGCAAAGTTAAAGCAAACTTTATTATCTGCAATACTTTTGATAAAGTTTTATTTATCTATTAACATCATTTAATAAATCAAACTTTATCAAATAGATTTTTATTGATAAAGTTTACATATATTTGCGGAGCAATCACATTAAAGAGAACTTTATGAACTTACAACTGAAAGAAATCATGTCAGCAAGAAACGTAACATCTGCTTTGCTTGCTGAAAAGGTCGGCATCTCAAAGGTAGCTGTCAGCAACATTGTAACCGGTAAATCATTCCCGTCACTTGACACGTTAATGAAGATGGCTGACGTTTTGAACGTGACCATATCGGAACTGATTGGAGAAACAGAATTTACTGGAGCCGGATATATTGTTTGCCCCCATTGTGGAAAGAAAATTAAAATAGAGAAAGCGGAATAAAAACAAAAGCCGGAAGCATAACGCTCCGGCTTTTTACTTGATTAGTCCTTTGTTTTTCAACCTTTCTAAAATCTGATTGTAAAGATACTCTATATCCTGCCGGAAATCCTTATACTGCTGATAGATAAAGGAAACATCAGCGATATTGTTTGATATTACACACGGGGAGACATCTGGAAATACGCCGGCAATCTCAGCCCTGATCCCATTCGGTAAGCGACCACCAGCCAGCACACTTGGAGCAAACAAGAACAGAACTATAAAGAGAAACTTCTTCCTTTGGGTAACACTCTCAATATTAGGAGGGCAACCAGTTTCAGAAAGTATCTCTTTGAACCAGGAATAAATCTGTGGAATCAGAGAAGTATCACACAATACAGGTGAAGACAACTCCTGTTCACGTTCTGAAAGCCTTGATTTTTGCTCACGAATAGCCTTTAGCTCCATTATGGATGAAAATTCTTTTGTCATAACACGATTGTTTTAGAAGGAATTAGTATATTTGCATCATAATCGTGTGTGGGAGTTGGCTTCTAATCGTGTGGGCTGGCTCCCTTTTTTATTTTACCGTTTGTCCCCACTTCATAGCAGAATACAAAGCTTTTGAATACAAAAAAAGTTCCTCACGGCTTGTAAGGAACTTTACTTTCAAGGCGGCCAATACAGCCAGTCTTCTTAAATCTTTATCTTCCATAACTATAAATTGTATGTGTCAATCATTAAATTTTCTCTTTATCAGGTATAGTCACATAAGTCAGTAATATATTTTCAGCATGATATTTCTCCGCTATTTGCCTGCGGGCATTACCTAAGTCGTTAGTCTTGATAGATATTCTTACCGAGTGTTTTCTGTTGCTATCTTGTTCCGTAAAGGATACATGGAATATGCGGTATCTGTAGTTGCATTTCATGTTCAATAGCTTTTATCTCCGTGTTTATACGGACGTAGTTCATTGTATTTCATTTTCTGCTCGATGTGCCAGAAGATGTCGATCTCTTTTTGTACACAGAAAACCAGAATTTCAATCAAAGCTACTCGAAGAAAACTGTCGAATGAATGGGTTTCAATGTAATCTGAGTTTGTTATGTTGCATACCAACGAGAATATAGCATCAGTGAAGCTCCAATTAAAGAATCCTTCGGAACATTTTAATTCATCAGGATCAATCTCTCCCAAATCCACACTTCTTAGTCCGGCCAAATCTAGCAGACGAATGCATGCATCAGCAAGCTCTTCTTCTACAGTTCCTTTGATTTGTCGCTCGAAGTTTTCTTTAAAGTCAACAAAGTTATTGTATTTGTTGAAAGCATCAGTGTCCGCATGATTTCCTTTCCGGTCTGCTTCCACACCTTCCATAAGTTCTGATATTACCAAGCAAAGGAAATGTTCATTACTTAGGTTTTCTTCGTGCCAACCGTGTACTACTGCACACTTGTAGGCTCTATCTTTTAGGTCGTTCAGGCTCTTCATACCATGTATTCTTTATTAATATATCCGTTATCAACTATCCATGCAATCATGAAGATTAAGGCACTAAACAAGTCTTTACTCATTTCTTGATGCTTTACGTCATAACCAAATTCTTCATAAGTGACAAACCAATACATTCTATCGCTATTTATACACAAATCAGCGTTCGGTCTGTTTGTTTGTTCTAAAGATTTCGGCATCAGTTCCAACAATCTCGCAAGAGTCCATGCAGGAATGTATTTTTTATCTTGAATTGCATTGTTCCGATTTATCTCTAATGGTAGGCTTTCAAAATATCCGTTGTAGCACATATCCGCCGTTTCAGGCTTCAATCCTAACGCAAGCAGTTTACCGGACTGCTCACGAGTGGTGGCTATTTGTGATTTTAATTCCATAACTATTCCTCCAAATCGTAATTCCAAAAACCAAGTTTTCCATTCACATTCATAATCGGCTTATCAAACAGTACCGCATCCTCCAGCACCCAGTTCCAGCAATCTTTCTCTGCCCAGACTGAAGGATGGTTCTGTATGCAGTCGGATATGACTACGCTGCCAATGATGGCACCAAACTCCCATTTCCCCGAAGTACTTTTCTCAGAAATTAATGGAAAAGCCTGTTTCATCTGTTCATCAGTTAGGTTTATTTCAAACTTCTTACCATGACAGCCACTTGCATGAATCAGTATCCTCTGACCTAAGTATTTCTGAGGACACTTCCATGTCCGGTTCTCGATGTCTTTGATACCGTGAGCGATTAAGCTCGCCCACGGCTGTTTGATTGATATTGCTTTCATAACTTTTTATTTTAAAATAAGGGACATACCCGAATGAAAAGAGTAAAGTGCCTAATTTTAAACTTATCATCATGAGTTATTGGATATGCCCCTTTTTATTTCTATTTTTGCTTTTGCCTAATTTTAATATTTATAACTATCATGAGTAAAATTACACAGGAACAAGCTAATCAAGCATTAGCTAAAATCAACAAAAACATGGGATCACGACCTTGTCCATTTTGTGGCTCTATGGAAGGATACGTTTTTAATCCAAACGCATCTGACATTTTTGCAACAGAAAGTTTACAAACTGTCATTACACATGGATATATTGACTCCATACCAGTCATTACTGGTTTTTGTAAGCATTGTGGCTATGTTGTGCAATTTTCATTAACTCAACTTGGTGTTATTGAGAAACCTTAATCCTAACTTCAAGGTTATGTAATTCTAACCTATTTTGTTCAAATGACATAGGATAAACCTTATCAACTACCTGCAATTTAGCTTCAGTAATTGCAGGTAGTTTTTTTAATTCAGCAATTAGTGCATCCGCTTGTTCAACACTTATTTTTGCTGCATCCTCTAAAGTTATTTCATTGCGCATGAGTACAGCGACACATTCCTTTGCTATTTCATATCTACGCTGTTCCCAATCCTTGTCAGCAAGTAGATAACCTACTCTTACAGCACTTTGTGCGCCATACAAGTAAGCCTTTGACAAAGCTTCTTCCATCCATTCCTGGAAATGGTTCATATCCTTACATGGACCAAGTATTCCCTTGCACTCCATAATTTTCTTTGCAAAATCATGGGCATCTTTTTGATACCCTATATCATTCATTACATTTGGTAACTGTTTTGGCATCATATTTCAATCCTCCGCCTTTTTACTATTATCTTTTATCTGTTTACAAATCTCATTTATGGCTTCATCCCAGGGAATCTCGCTAAGATATTTTAAGCAGGAATCCCAACCAGCTAAAAATCCCTCGCTAAACTCGTCTGCACAGCAATCTTCATCACAGTCATGTGCTATGTTCTCGCCGTCGCAAAATCGACAGTAAGCACGTTCTTCACAAGCATACTTTCCGTTACACTGATAATGATCGTGAACGGCTTCCCTAAGCATTTCTTCCTTTCTTGTCATATTCATTTCTCCTTTCCACCTATCCCAGAAGCCACCACATGACTGCCAGGAACAGGTAATACAATTTCGTTTTCATTGATTACTTCTCCTTCTTTCAACTAATAATTCCAATCGTTTCTCACACTCTGCACACTCGGTTTTCTTGCGCTCCAGTTTCTCGCGGAACTTAACCAGCTCCTCGTCCGTATTCTCGTCAAAGAACATGTTGTTCTGACGGTTGTGCTCGATGTACTCATTCATCTTGCGTTCTGCTTTTGTTATCTGGGCTTTTGCAGAAATCAGTTTAGACAGACAACTATTAAGTTCCATCGATTCTCCTGAACGCTTATCATAGTGATACAGACTTATACCAATAATCTGTTTGGGATATTGACACTGCAATTTCGCCATCCTCCATCTAATCACCCATTGGTAGCGGAAATACATTTCACGGGGAAGGTTGTAGTGATAAAGACTTACTTGTTTATCTGCATATCCGTAATAAAGAGTGACTTCAACCCATTGCTCAACCTTCAGATCCTTTTCCGCTTTGGCCAAATCCTTTGCATACTGATAAAAATCGCTCACGCTTTCCTGCTTTCCCATATCAGTTCCATCTTTGAGGTCGGTTATTAATTCTCTCCAAGTAAGCAGCTATCTTCTTTTCCACATCCTCACCGTTGCGGACGAAAATTCTTGTATGTGACTTATCTCCGGGGATAGCTACATATCTTCCATGTTTCTCCAGTTCCCGATGCTGGGCAATTTTCAGTTCTGTTCCTTTTGGATTTTTCTCAAGGTCAACTTTACGTGGAACCATCGGATCATTTTCTGTTATCATTTTGCACCTCCTTGTCTTTGTTCATTATTCTATCAATTCTTTTCTTTTCGAGCCATTTAGCACCTTTTTGGAATCCCTCTTTAAATGACTTGTCGCAAGCCTGACAAATAAGCGTTTCAGGATTATAGGTCAAAGCGCATTTTTGGCACATCTGGCTGAGTCCGTTCGCCTTGCCTGCCGCAGCCTTGCAGCCGCCCATCAAGGATGCAGGCTTAGGCATATCCTTCAGGTCGGCAAATATGCGTATCATATTGTCGAACCCCTCCAGGTCACTGAACATATCGTCACCTTTCTTGTTGAAATCAACTATCTTAGCAAATTCCTTGAAGTACAAGTCCGCTGCTTTATAGTATTCTTTCTGCATATAGACAATGCCATCTGTCATTATCCTGCTTTCCTTAAAATTATCCTCTATCTCAGACAACAGATCGTTGGTTTCACACATCATCAGTTGCACAAGGCATATCATACGGCTTGTTTTCTCAAGTATTCCGGAATCCTTGGCTTTCTGAATTATTTCCTCACCTTTGGCTACCTCTATTTCCTTGACGAGATTATGTATATCGTCATACAGCCTTTTTATTTCGACCCTGTCGTTTTTCAACAACGCTTTCTGATACTCTATTTTGAGCATATCAAGCTGCCTCTGTAGAAGTTCTGTTTTCATGCTATTTTTTATTTAACTATTCAATTTTTCTGATAATCAAATATTTTGGCTCACCCTTACGGAGATTGCTTAATGTTTGTTCGTCAACCTCCGCCTCAGTTATACCATTAACAGTTGTATATTGGGGGATTTTATATTTGTCACGTAATTTTCTGATCAGATTCCAATCACGTGTAACCCAATAGATCGTGATCTTCATTTTCGTAGGCTTTCACCGCTGAATAGTACGGTTCTGGTTATAGCTCTCAAACGGTCGATAGTTCTCTCACCATACTTTTCCCTCAGTTCGTCAATCGAAAGATTGGTAGTCAGGATAAGAAGTTTTCCCTTCTTCTCAGCCTCGTCAGCCAGCTCAGCGAAAGCAAGTCTTTTTTCGCCATATTTCACACTTAAATTCTCCGTCCCTATATCATCAACGTAAATGATGTGTTTTTGCTTCACAACGTCCAGCTCAGCGTTCATCTGCTGTGCATCGTAGCAGCTGACCACCTTCCGGCAATAATGATTCAGGACCAGAGGAAGAATCTTTCCACAAATCAATGTTTTTCCACGACCACAATTGCCGAAGCATAACAGACCACGACCTCCATTTCCTGCCAGCCAGCTTGCTACCTCTTCATACTCAGGAAGCCATCTGGCATTTTCCTCCGTGAAGTATTTTATACCTGCCCAAAGGACTTTTTTCGCATCCGGGATGGAAATCTCTACCGTATTCGGCACAGGTGAAAATCCCGTGTCCTTCAGCCTTTCGATTGTTTGTTTGAAATCTATCTGTTCCATTTTACCATCCTTTGTTTTTGTATTTTTCAGTAGAATTATCTTTCAGAACTACGCCAATATCAGTTTTGGAATAAGCCTTTTTCTTGGCTTGGGAAACTATTTCGTTGAACTTCGAATTAATGTTAGTTACGCTGAAGTTCTCGAATATCCACCCCTCTTTTATGGATGAAAGCAGATATTGAAGAGCATACAGGATTGATTCCTCAGCAACGTCCATCTGCTTTTGCTCCCGCTGGAACTTCAATTTTTGAAGCAACTGGGACATTGCCCCTGCATCTTTGGCCGTCCAGTAATAATCACTTCCGAACAACTGTCTGTAATGGGTTTCAAAAAGAGAACGAGCTTTTACATTAAGACCCTCCCCCTTGGGGGGTATGGGGGGAATAATATTATTAATAATTTCTTTATCTTTCTTTTTCTTATTGCCCCTACCTTGCCCCAAATCTTCAATCTTTTCAGCCATTTTTTGTGACATTGCCCTTAGCTCTGCCCTTAGCTCGCCCATAGCTACCTTTAAATCACTGATTTCTTTATCGTTATCTATGCCCTTATCATTGCCCTTTGGCTTGTCCTTGACAGGATTGTAGTCGTCATAATTACACAAGGTTATAACTGTCATTCCCTGCTGATTGCAAGTTGTAATCATCCCTTTTTTCTTCAATTTGGAAAGGAAATACCTGACTTTCTTTTCAGACCATTTCCAACGTTTCATCAAAAACGATATGGATGCTGGATATTGACCTCTTGAATAAGAGATTTCCCGACCTCCGATGAGTTCGCTGTGCGCCTCGCCGGTTGCATCAAATCGTGCTGACTGAATCAAGTCAAGCCACGCTTCGCATTCCGAAAACTCACGGGCAACTTTCCACATTTCATTCGAGAAAAACCTGCGGCTTAGCCTCAAAAATCCTTCTTCCATAGTTTTAGAATCTTACGTTAGTCAACTGCCTGTTGTTAGAATACACGGCCCATTTGCCGTTTCCACCATCTACCAAGCGAAGATCCTTCACTTCTCCAAATCGCTTTTTGTTTCCGCATAGATCAACTATCCATCCTGCTTCCTTATTTGGATGTGGACGGATAGCACGGCCCACTATCTGGTACCATAAAGCTAAAGACATTGTAGGCTTTGCCATGACTATCGTATCTAACTCAGGATAATCAAAGCCAGTTGTAAGTACACCCACATTGGACACCACCGGTATTTCTCCAGCTTTAAACGCCTCAAGAATACGCTCGCGCTCTTTCTTGGGAGTTTCACCCGAAACGATGGCCGTTCCTGGGATGGACCAGGTAAGACGTTCAGCTTCCTTTAGAAAACGGGTAAACACCAATATACCTTTACGTTTTACACCGCTTTTGGGATTCATGAGCCTTTGAACTATACTAACTAAAAATCCATAGAAGTCGATACGTTCATATTCCTTGACTACTGATTTGTCTGTATAATCCGCACCAGTTGTGTTCACCTTCAGGTTAAGTTCGTTCCATCCTAAAGGGTTCATTTCATAATAGTTCAGCTTTGACAAATACCCCATATCCAAAAGAGTAGAAATCTGTACCTGATAAATAACCTCAGAGAACACACACGGTCGTGTACGTGTAATAAATTTCAACATACTTCCGAAATCCCTGCTTGATGAAAGACGGTAAGGCGTAGCTGTGAGTCCAAGCACCTTACACTTTAGCATAGAAAGGAATGATTTATACATTCCTTCTTTCGGGTTAACAAGATGGCATTCGTCTATAATAATATTCCTGAAATGCTGAAAGAGTTCCGGATGATTAACCACACTGCCAATCGTAGCGAAGGTGATTCTTGAAATCTCTTTCCGTCCAAATGATGCGGAATATATAGAACAGTCCAGAATACCATACGAACAGAGCTTCAGATAGTTCTGTTCGAGTATTTCCTTACTTGGTTGGAATACCAGTGTATGCCCTTCAAGGCGGCTAGCGATATCTGCTATTACCAGACTCTTCCCCGCCCCAGTCGGTAGCACCATGATGGCATTGTTCTTCTTGGCTTTGTTAGCAAAGAAATTTACTGCTGCATCACTGGCTTTCTGCTGATAATCTCGTAGTACGTAACTCATAAGCCTTTCTCTTTACTTAATTTATCTCCCAAAGCCTTATAGTATTTAGTGAGTTCGATTAATTCAAGATCAGTCCATTTCTTTGTTTGTCCGGCTTTCCATGCCAGCTTGTCGAAACGCTGCTGACCGATTTTAGCCTTCAGGTTCTTTTCATATTGTATCAGATGATCTGCACTGAATCTGTTGCACGCCCGGCACTCGGCATGGGCGTTATCCTCGTCAAAGCGTGTGGCCATGTGGCGGCGTGAATGAAAGTGCCCGCAATCAGCCTGTTCGTATGGTTTTATCTGACTGCATGAGATACAACGGAAAAATCCGTTCGGCATACAATCACGAAGCCGGATATAGCGGCTGAAAACTTTGTCGAGTTTGGCCACTAAATCCGGCTTCTTCTTTACTTTGATACCTGCCTTGTCAAATAACGGCAAAGGCTTTTCTTTCTTCTTTTTAGGTTTCTTAATATAATACGGCATAATTCATAATTTTAGTTTGTGGTACCGGCAGGATTCGAACCTGCATGAGAAACTCCCTTCCTTTTAGGTGTGGAATAACACTGTGCTCTGTCTCTCTACCCATCCGACTTATAGCGTCTACCAATTTCGCCACGATACCAGTTGCCCGTCTTTCCGGGCTGTCAGTTAATCGACATAAGCCATAGAGAACTCTCAGGGAATGAATCTGCCGACCGGAATAGGTTTGGCTGATTCAATAGAGGTATGAATATCTTTCTTCTCGTATTCATGCCCTTTTTCTTTAGCTTGTTTCTCATATTCTTCCTCTTTATTTTTAAGCCAGTGAGAAATAAGCATCATAGCCCTATCTACATTGAAAGTGTGAACAACAAAGGTTTGAGTTCTTTCTTCTTCATCATCAAAGGTTACTTTCGTTTCAATCTGGTAGAACTTCTTTTCATTAGGCTTTGATTCTTCCTCAGTATCATCTGAGTCCGTTTCATCCAAATATTCTTCTGAAACACTATCAATTTTACGCTCTTTCAAATTATCAGTAAGGATAATGCATGAATCAAACTCTTTTGCCATAGTCAAAGTAAAGCCTGACTGATAGTTTAATTCGATATAGTCTTTTAAGATGGCAATTACATTTTCCAGTCCGGTCGCATAAAGAAGAAACTTGTATTTCTTATCGTCAATTTGGGCTTGTGCAATATAAGGATACAGACATTTATTCTCATTTTCAAAAGCCATTCGTTTCTGGTTGCTGACCTCTACTTCTTTAATGCCATCAGCTTCCATACTGAAACGAATTTGTGCAAGAGTGTCTTGGTCTATCAACGTGCCACGTGTAAAAAGAAGCTCATTTCTTTCAATTGTGATTGTCTCTTGAGTGGCTTCGTCTATAAAATCTTCATTCCATGTTTTATACACGTCCTTTGCAAGATACATATTAAGCATCTTTGCCGGATCAGATGTTACATACCGTTGTTCGGTTTTCCTTGTTTCTATCATATAAACTCTTTAATTACGTTCGATTTAATTTATTATTCAAACTTCCAACAATATCCACCAGCAGTTTTTCTTTTATGATTACAGCAAAGTGAAATATTTCGGTAATCTACACCAGTATCTCTATAAGCATCCATCAATGTTAAATGGCGTTTTATCAAAACTCCATTTTTATCCAATTGAAAAACCACCTTTCCTTGCGATATAGCTCTACGTCTTTTAGCTGTACCGTAATTAAGATTGTAAGCATGGCTACACCATTCAAGATTACCTACATTGTTGTTTGTTTTGTTTTCATCTTTATGGTTTACAACTGAGCAATTATGAGGATTAGGTAAAAAGGATTCAGCCACTAAACGATGAATGTTCACTGTACGAGAACGTCCATCTTTAAACAGATTTACACATCTATATCCACACCTGTTTTGCGATTTCAAAATATGTGGCTTCTTTTTCATCAGTTCGCCATTTTGAAGTCTTACATGGCTGCATATAGATTTAATCCGCCCTCTATCTGATACTTGATATAAACCTTCATATCCGGCTATATCTTTCCAATTCTCACTCATTTCCATAGCTTAAAAACTCTTTATCTTTCTCTATTTCTTGTTGTATATGTAATAGAAATTCATTTTCATTAGGACTTGGCAAATATATTCCTGCCTGAGCACTGGAATAATTCCGAAATCTTTCAATGGCAAGTGTCATTTCGCCTGTACTCAATTCGGAAGAGCTTCTCAAAGTTTTTATAATCTTTCCCTTTTTGTTCGTCTTTTCTCTCTCGAAAATATCCCTATTACACAACCTTTTGAAAATATCGATTTTAACTTCCTCTACACTATAACCTGTTTCACTTGCAAACCAACTTAAAAGCAGATGTAGATAACTGTTCTGTGCGAGCGTGCGGTTAGGCAGTTTCTTCTTTACCTCCACAACTGCACGTTCCTGAAACAGCTTGTTTACATAAGCCTTGAATTTTGGTATATCGTATTCATTTTTCAGATTAAATAAGCTCATAGGCTAAAAAGGTAAGTCATCTTTGGGATTCCCGTTCACATCTACATCAGGTGGAAATGCCTGTGCCATGGTTGGTATTTGTGTCGGTGTCGGTTGCTGAGCTGGCATAGACGCTGGCTGGTGTAGCTGACGGGCTTCTAGCTTATAACAGCGGATGGACACCATACGTTTTACTTGTCCATCCTGATTTGTCCACTCTCTACCCTGCAAAGCAAAAGAAACCGTTATTACGTCACCGATTCTGAACTGGTCAAGTTCTGAACATTTGTCACCACTTACTTCAAGAGGTAAAATGTTCTCGTACTGGTTGCGTTCACCTGTATAGGGGTCGTGTGTCGTGGCATCAAGCAAAAATTCACGTTTCACAAACGGGTTGCCACCACTTTTGGATGGGATTTCTTGGGGCTGGCCAATATAGACCAGCCGCCCAGTTATTTGGTTACTCATCTTCTGCAAAAATTTTCTTATCGGTTATCAAATCTCTGTTGTCATTCAAGAACCGGATAAAATCCTCACAATGATTTATAAGGATAGGTATATCCCGTGCCGGTACGAAAGTGTAGCTTTCTGTATAGGTTGCCCTAAAATCCGTAATATTATACTCAAACAACCTCACATCACTACCGTTCTGCATCAGACAATACGGATAAACCATGTGCTGCCAGTGATCTTTGAACTTACCAACATAATAACTACCAGTGGTCTTTATGTCGTGAACAGACATCGGCATCAGTTCGTCTATATAACCATACAGAAGGACTTTGCCAAAACAGGTAGGCAAAATAGCTTCAACCCGTTGTTGAGGTAATGCACCTTTGTAATAATCAGCAAACTCACGACAAAGAGAAATAGGGAAATCAAATTGGCGATTGTTATAGGTTGCCCGAAGTCCGACCAAAGACTGTCTGCCATCCATCATATCAGACAATAATCTTTCTACCTGTACTTTTTCCGATTTCCGGTTTTCAATCATACAGTCTATCACCTCATTGAAAGCCGTGCCTTTATCGGCTGCTTCACTATCAAATGGGACACGGTTTATTGTATCAATCAGGCTCTGAAACTGCTTCTCCCTGAACTCTTCAGGGGTATGTAGGGGATTCTCACTGAATCCCCAATACCTTTCCCAAATTGCATCACTTTTCAGATAGCTTGTAAAAGCATCCAAAAGGGTAGCATAAAACTTGAAATTAGGCTGCCTTGTCTGCATAAGTCTTAGTTTCTTTATCAAATACCAGTCCAAGAGCTTTCACCTTTGCCGAAAACAGGTTTCTTGCCATACTTAAAGAACTTCCGACGTGTTCAAACTCATTGATTCTTGACGCAAACTCATTGGCAGAATTGGCATCAGTGATAAGTTCAATGTTCTCTTTGATTTCAGAGATTACCTTATCGTACTTAGCGGCTTCTTCTTTTTTTACCTGAAGCATACTCAAATAAGGTGTTATTACTTTAGTTGTAATAAAGTCATTGCTTGCAGTAGGATTGCCATTTCTGTCAAGAATTGTAGGTACTTGCATAAGCCCAGGCAAATTGCAAGTGTTTTTGCCATCATTTCTTGATGTCGGGTCAAAGGTTATGGTACGTTTCTGAATACCATTCTCATTACGCATTTCCAAGTAACCTAACAAGTCAAGTTCCGTAACAATAGAGTTATACGATTTTTCACGTAAAGCAGGAATAAACACAGTATCATCACCTTCTTTTCTTGTATCACGGTGTGCTACAAACACAACATTCTTGTTTAAAGAAGAAAGCGTTCTTGTTAACCATGAAAACTCAGCATTGATACCGCCCCAATCTCTAATTTGCGGCTGACGTGTACCACATTTATAAGAAATAATAAAATCCATCATCTTACCAATAGTATCTACCACTATTGTTTGGTATTCAGACAAATTTTCCTGTAATACCTGTTGTACATCTTGCCATGAACCTACCTGTACAATGTCAATACCATCCAAATGAGCCATATTCACGCGTTTCACCCCGTTGTCAAAGTCAAGTAACAGCGGTTTCGGTGCGCTTAATGCTACCGTTGTCTTACCCATACCTGCCTGACCGTATATCATCATCTTAACGGTGGAAGGAATCACTAATTCATTAGATTTCTTAATCAAACTCATAATGTTATTGTTTTTAGTTAATCAATACTTTAATTGCGCATGCTTAATTACATCCCAAGCGTTGCAGAACCACTTTCCATTTTGTTTGTTGGTTGGTTTCTCAGCCCTGATAAGCCCTTTACCTATCAAGTCTTTCAATCGTGCCAGACCACCTACAATATCGGCAGCAGTATCACGTCCAAAAGTCTTGTCATTCAAAACAATCTTCAAAACTTCCTCATTTATCATAAGCGTTTATTTTAAGCAGATAATTGCTGAGAAGCCTGGATATTCTGTTGCCGACACCCTGTACTTCACGTCCATTTTATTCTTTAAGATTCCGATCAGCCGGAGGTCACGATTGCGACGCGAGGCCTCCAGCTTGATTCCGTTATGCCGTTTCTTATCATACGGGACTTTATAAATGTCCCCTTTCTTCATAGCGTCAAACAGCCGTACTGTCTGGTAGTTTTCGTCTACTGTAATTTCTCTTACCATATCTTTATACTATTTTGATTGTTTGCTGACAGAACGGGACTTGAACCCGTGACTTCCATGCTAACCCATACATGGTGTTCTACCACCTGAACTATCTGCCAATAAAAAGTGCCGAACCTTACAGCTCGGCACATACCCATTTTTTATAACTCATAAAAACTAATCTACTAAAATGACCAAAGATTTGACCATGTTCTTGAAACTCTCAAACTTCGATTCAATCTTTTTCTTTTCTTCCATATAGTAAAACATTGATTTTTGGTATTCCTCAGATTCACTTTGTAAATTCTGTGCGTATGCCACAAGTTCATCCTGCGTCATTCCCCGCAATTCTTCATTTGTTTTCATGTCTATTCTTTTTAATGTTATTGATCTCTGTTTCTATCTCTTTGTCGAACAGTTCGCGTCTGTCAAGCTCACGAGAACGAACTGCCAGTATAGCATTGATATCTGCGAAATCATTACAGATGCTTTTTATTGTTTCTTGCAGCTCGTTCATCATCTAATCTTTTTGCAATTAATATACTTGTAAATGTAAATCCGGTAAGACCGACCCAATACATAGGTGAAAGGTCTTGATTGAAGTGCATCACCACCACTGATAATGCACAGAGAAAAAGAAGTATTTTCATAACCGTGCGTTTTAAAATTCGTTCCCGTGGGCGTTCCGGTGGTTGCCTTACTGCTTACCAGAGGTTTGGTAAGCCACGGTATATATAGTTCTTGCTGGTGTCTAATCAGTGAAGATTGTCTTTGTAGCCGGCCTACGGCCACCTGCAATCGTATAAGTCGTTTTTGTTATCTGTGTGATTCGTATGCTGCGTTTGCTTAGTGCAGTCCATTACTCATACTCTTTTCACCCAGCCGTTATCGCTACTCAGTCGTCCGTTTCACGTCAGGCTTAACGGTAAGCCTAAAATTTCCATCATGTCAAAGAACCAATCAAGTAGAACCCTGCCCGATTCTCGCTATCGGTTGCCGTTCAGTCCGTCAGCAGGGTAGGTGAGTTACCAGCGTGTCACTGCCATGCCTTGTGATAACTGAAGGTTGATGTAGTCCATACCATCATCTTCAGGCAGGTTGTATTCTTCAAGAAGGGCTTCGTATTTGTCCACCTCTTCAGTAAGTGCTTTGATGTATTCTTGCTTGCTGTCAGCATTGAAAGCCCTGCATAAAGTTTCTTCATCTGCGTTATAGGCGAAGTTCAGGTCTTTGTACAGCCCGTCAAGTTCTTCTTCGATTTCGTGGCGTGTCATAGTCATGCGATGTTTAAAAGGTTAGCTTTCTTGAAGCATCTGTATTCTTGTCTCTCTGTATCGAAATACACCTGAACGGTGTCATTCTTCTTTCTGCTATCACCACTTGTAGCAGGTATCAGATTCTCTTTCAGTGTACCATAGGCTTCTCTAATGCTGCCATCTACCTTTTTAAAGTAGAACTTGACAATTCTTTGCTTCATAGCTGTTTTTAGTTTCATATTAGCCCAAGCGCATTTCAGGGCTTCACTCATCGTAAAACCATTGCGTTTTACAAAAGTCCACGCCATCAGCATGACTTCTTTTAATTGGTTTTTGATTTTTGTACTCATAATCGTGTGAGGGTTAGTTGTTTTTTACTATATTTGTTTCGTATCTAAGTTTCGATATGCAAATATAGTATCTAAAAAGAAACCAACAAAACAAATAGCCTCTTTTTAGATACTATATAACATTGTTTAACTATTAAGTTTCTTAATACATTATTATATGAAGAAGGATTACGAAGGGGTACTTAGATGTGCAACATGTGCTAGTGAAGATTTTGAATTTAATGAAAACAAATCCTACATAAAATGTACAAATTGTGGACGAGAGTATTTCGGTGGTTATAATGAACTTCTTGAATATAATCTAGATGTCCAAAAAGAGGTACTTCGAGAGGTTAAAGAAGATGTGGAATCTGAGCTTCAGAAGATATTTAATGTAACAAAATATATTAATATAAAATAATGGAAACATCTGACATTATTTCATTAGTCAGTCTGTCTATATCTGTTTTTGCCGGAATATACAGTTGGGTTACGAGAAGAAAACTAGATAAACAGCAACTACAAATTAATGATTATACATTGTTGAAAAATAAGAAAATTGAGGAGGACGAGAAAAAAGCAATAGTCTGTGCTAATACTTTTAAAATCAATGAAAGTTGGAGGATTCGGGTGTATAATAAAGGGATGGGAACAGCTCGTAATATAAGAATTCATTCGAAAGATATTACAGAGCCAAATTCGGGTATTCGTTTATTGATAAAACAAACGAGCTATCCAATATTAAATAAAGATGATCACTTTGATATAGTTATGATGCTATTTGAAGGACACGCGTATTCTCCTATTATTAAACTCGTTTGGGATGATGATTTTGGTAATGATAGAAGTAGAGAACAAGCACTAGATTTGACTCTCTGATTGTTGCTTTAACTTCTTAAAATTCAGATCCAGTTTTTTATCCATTTTATAATTTGCATAAATTACGAAAATGTTGATAACTATACTGATTGAGCTGATAATAATTGAAATCATAAACTTTTGCTATACTCACAATAGGTACGAGCTATCATGGGTGTATATATTAAACCTCCTCGGAGGAATGTTTAACCAATTGTTCCTGTAACACCTCGTACTTGTTACAGATACAAAGATAGTATCTTTTAAGATACTATCAAATAAAATTACAACTATTATGGGAAATTCTGTAAAAGAACGGTTTTATGAAACCATGGAAGCTCTCAATCTAACCGACTACAGGGTTTACACAGATGTTGAGGGTATTACAAAAAACATGATGGTCAAATTGAGAAATGGTGAAACGAATGAAGTTTCTACAAAAATCTTAATGCCATTCCTTAGTAAATACTCTGATGTAGATGCTAATTATATCTTAACAGGTCGTGGAACACCTTTGCGCCAGCAACCAGAAGTTACTCAGATATTCCACCCAAAAGGTACTGAAAAAACAGAGGAAGAAGGAGTAATAACCCTTTATGATGTTGAAGCTGCTGCGAACTTGAAATCCCTGTTCGATAATAAAGATCAGAATATTCTTGGACAAATCAATATTCCAAATATCCCAAAATGCGATGGAGCTGTTTATGTCAAAGGGGATTCCATGTATCCATTACTCAAATCTGGTGACATCGTAGCATATAAAGAGATCCCTTTAGAAACTAGCTATATTTTCTTTGGAGAAATGTACCTTGTGTCAATAGATCTGGATGGAGATGAATACTTAACTGTAAAATACGTCCAGCATTCAGAAAAAGGTGAAGACTGGATAAAACTGGTAAGTTACAATCAAAACCATCAACCAAAAGATTTTCCATTGTCTTCTGTGAGAGCTATGGCCTTAGTAAAATTGAGTATTAGAATGAACACAATGAGATAACGAGATTAAATTACATAAACTAATCCAATAATGTTATGAAGAAAACATTTTTACCTTTATTTGCTTTAACCATTTGTCTTGCTTCGTGCTCAAAAGAAGATGGTAATTTAACAACGGAACAAATCAAGCCATTACCACAATTAGATAATATAAGTCTAAATTACCATAATTCAGACCAAGAAATAGAGCTGACAAGAGATATTGAAAAAGAAGGAGCAATATTAACAGTTAAAGATGATTCCTATTGGATTTCAAAATTAAAATTAAACGGAAACAAAATTACATTTACAGCTTTAGAAAATCAAGATATAGAAGTAGGACACAGGTTTGATACGATTCTTATATCTATTAACGATGTAAGAATTGGAAGTATATGTGTTTCACAAGCAAGAAAGCCAATAAGCCCAGAACGTCTTCAGTGGGCAGTGTCTAATGCAATGTATAGACATAAAGCGTTATGCGAGTCTGGATTGTCTGGGAAAGAAATAACCCAAGCAATATACGACCTCGAAAAAACAACAAATGGGCAGGATTCTTATAAGAATTATCCTGCTTTCGCATATTGTATCGAAATGAATCACGACCTGGAGAATAACATGGAATGGCATCTGCCGTCATTAGATGAAATGAGAGCCTACGCACAAGGGCAATCATATATAAACACACCTTTGGGGAAGCACAACTATTGGTGGAGTGCAACAGAAAATAGCCTAAACGGAAACGCTTATAATCTTTACTCGGAAAGTACTGCATCAAGAGGTGCCGTAGATAAAGGAGGAGACTGGTGGGTTATGGCATTTAGAAATGGGAAAATGGAGGAATAGCCATGAATAAGACGCTACTATTTGCACTATTCTTATCACTTACAAGCTGCGGAGGGAACAAGCCGTCTCAGGAACAGAAGGATAAAGCCGACAGATACGTCCAAAGTCTTGTGGATGCCGATATAGGAATCTACAAAGGCGAACTGACCGACGCGAACTTTCTCATCCTTGCCGTAGACGCTTATTCTGGAGCAAATTTTGATGCTTATGCACGTACATACCTGGAAGAAGCACAAGGTAAAGGACTGGAGATAAAAGGAGTCTATATTGTAGACATCAAGAACTGTCAGTTCGGTGACGGATGGGTCTCCGGGGATAGAATAGGAAAAGCATTCAAATAAAAATATGTTCAAAAGCTTATCCTAGACATAAGGAAGAACACTTATAATAAATTAATTTATAACCAGATACACTATAAATTGGAGAAATATTCCCAAGCTAAGGGTCACGGGTTCGAATCCCGCTTACCGCTCATAATGAAAGCCTTGATAGTTAATAGATTAGCTATCGAGGTTTTCTGCTTTTAGCAGGTTACGGAAAGTCTATTTTCGGGTGGTTTCAGAGGGTGCATGTAAACCAAGATGTAAACCGAAAATTTATTATGAATGCCTGTGTTTCAGTAGTTTGTTACAAATCTAAGACATTATCCAATGGTGAAAATCCATTGATGCTCCAAGTATCTAAAGGAGGAAAGCGTAAATACCAAAGTTTAGGCATATCCATCAATCCTAAATATTGGGACTTCACACGAAACAAACCTAAGCCTAACTGCCCTAATAAAGAATATATCCAAAAGATTATCTTGGATAAACAAAGGGAACTACAACAGCGAATGTTGGAACTGAATAGCGAACAAAAAGAATACACTACCACCACTTTACTCAATAATGAGAATACAAAGTTTGAGCTAAAAACAGTCAGTATGTTCTACAAGGAATCAATCTTACGGTTGGATTCCTTCAGGTCTTTTCCTATTTCATCAAGTCGTGCTATCATTTCATCAAGCTGCCTGCTCTTTTTCTGATTCTCCTCAAACAGGAACAGGGCGAACCTCTTTATCTGCTCATTATCCATACCTTCAAGGGGTGTATGCTCCTTTTCGGGTCTGCCCATCATCTCTTCAAGATGCTTGCGTCTGAGTGTATTTCCTATGAGTTCTTCCAGTTCCAT